GTAATTTCCGGAGATTCCGATATTCAAGTAAAAATAAACTCGGGCGCTTATTTTGGAGGATCTAGTTCAGCGATTACTAGAGTATCAATTCCTCGAATCAAAAATTCAGACACATTAACCATAAAATCAACCTCCCCCCAAGTCGCAGATGTCTCCAAACTTATACAAATTCAATCTTATGATGGCAGAGAGCAACCTGCTCTAACTGAGAGTTATTTTTCTTTAACCACTGCTCGTACAGCCGATATTGCTTTTGGCATGGAAGTTTTTGACGACCTAGGGATTAAAACTCTTTCAGTAAATGATAGAACCACAAGATGGGTTGCTTATGGTAGTGTATCTCATGGAATAATTGCCGGATCGTCCACAGAAATTATAGATATACCAATACCTGGTCTTAGAAATACTCCTGAGTGGATAGTGACTATTGTTGAGAAATATGTATTATTATTAACTCCAACTGTGACTAAAGTCAATGATATTTTGCGACTTACATTTGTAAATCCTTCGACTAGTGCACGAGCGGCCGCTGAGTTTCCAACAGAGTATTTTGTGGGGGTTACTGGCTAATGGCGGATGAATTTGTACTTCAAGTTTCGAATAAAAACGCTAACGTTGTTTTTTCTACAGCGCAAGACTTTCCTTTGTATGTTGCGGAAACTCCAATTAGTTCCAATACAAATGGTGAAGTTCTACCAGATACTACTACCGCACAGATCATTTTAGCTCGACCCCAAGACGGAGAGTCAGGAGTAATTACTAGTCAAGTATATCAAAAAAATGAACCCTTAACCTCCATTTCTACAGTAACAATGGGAACTGGAAATAAAACATGGGGCCATGCTGGATCTGGAACTTACGATGTTGGGGACAGGGTTAGAGCCACTGCGAATAGCCCAGCCGTAGCTTATTTAGAAGGAGTGGTTAGTTCTTATACAAATGGAGTTAGTATAACTATAAATGTTGATGAAGTAGGAAACGTCACCGGATCCTCAAGTTATAATGATTGGACTATTAACTATGTTACAACAAGTGATAATAGTAAGTATGCACGATATGGTAATACAAATACATTCGAAAATGCTTTTGGGTGTGCAAATGGCTATAAATATGCTTTAGCCTCCAGAGCATATGATATTTATACCCCGTCTAGGTCAGGTTTTGGATTAGAGGCTTATGATAGCACAGGACAAAATCTTTTGTATTCAAGTGATATGGCCAGTGTCATACGAATTGAAACTGTAGTTACGCTTCCTAAAGGGTCTGCTTTTAAATATACAAACCCTTATGGAATAGATTTTAACAATCTTTATGTTGATATATTCTCAACTTATTTCTTTGATAGTTTTAAATACCTAGTATCATCCATTTTTGGCCCTAATACTCGGCAAGTTGGGGGTGCATATACGTACTTTGACCATGTAAATGAGGAAATTTGGCTGTGTCACTCAGCCTACGAGTACGCTAGTTATAGTACAGAAACTTGGGCTTGGAATGACTACTTATACAGTACAACTTCTAATTTAAGATCAGAAGTTACTATGACTATATATAGTATTTTGGATTAAGGAGACAAATGAAACAAATTACTTTAGTAAATTCAGAAGGAGAAATCGAGCTATGGATGACTATGGCAAGCGACGATTATGTCGATGGCAGCTCTGTTCAAGGAAAAATCGTAAAGCTAGTCTCTACAGATACTGATGTTAAAGAATTTTCCAAGACTAATTACTGGGATTTCGCTACAAGTTCTTGGCAGGCTAGGCAGACTAAACCCGATGAGCACTATTTCTGGAAAGCCGGAGCTTGGGTTTTCGACTCAGATAGATTTACTGCAAGACTTAAATCAGAGAGAGATAGGCTTCTTTATAATACTGATTGGACGCAGGGTTCTGATAGCCCCTTATCAGATAGCCAAAAAGCAAACTATGCAATTTATCGGCAAGCTTTGAGAGATCTACCACAAATAAATGAAGCAACTATATGGAGTGAAATAGCATGGCCAGCTCCACCTCAGTAATTGAAGTTATAGATAGAATAACTGCAGAAGAATTTAATACTGGATTCAATGCTATTCGAGATACCATAGAAACAGAAAAAAGGTATTATGCTAATGATGTTGCTATAACTAAACTTAAAAATGATATGTTTATGGCGTATACAAAACTCTCTCTCGAAGGAGGGGTTCTATTTAAACTACTCTATAACGATAACTTAGCAATTATTTCTGGAGGCAAAATTTCAGAAAATTACTTAGACGGGTGGCTTGGGTTTGTATATCCTGATGCTAATAATTCTTTAGCATATCAATACTCAGAAGATTTTTTAACCTCTTCAGAGTTAGCTATGAAAGCTTTTTTACCTACAATAGGTTGTATTGGACTAAAGACCTCTTGTAATACGAACAGAAAGCTATACCAACACAAAGTTTCTTTAGCTTCCCAAAGCTATGCTCAGCACACTTTAACTACTGATGCTGTTGATGAAAATGGGTCTCTAACAGTTTATCAAACTTATATACAAACTTAATTAGTTACTTTTTTCTTGAGCTAAGCAAAAATAGTTCTTGACTTTTGTCTCTAGCTATCTTATAATTCGAAAATGGACTTAGTTAAAATAGCACCAGAAAATCTCGAAGTGGCAAACGCCTACCTTTCTACAGGTAGCGCGCTTGTTGCTGCTCAGCAGCTTGGCACAACTCCCGATAAAGTGTACGCTATTCTGGAGAAGAATGAAATTAAAGAATATATGAATTCGGTCTATCTAGACCAAGGCTATCGTAATAGATTTAGACTTGCCGAATTGCTGGATGAAGTGATTGAAAAGAAAATCGAAGAAGCGCGCGAAACAGATGTATATTCGTCAAAAGACCTTGTAGACATACTAGCTCTCGCACATAAGATTTCAGAGGATCACCGAAAGGAATCCAAAGCTACAACAAACATCCGTCAGCAAAACGTGCAAATTAATTCTCCCTTTGGTGAAGGGAACTACGGTAAGCTCATGGAGAAGTTACTTGGATCCTCAGAGTAGTTTTCAACAGCTCAAAGCAGCCTTTGAAAAACATGAAGCCGTCTGCGAAGAGCGATGGAAAAGTATGTTTAATGAGCTGCGAGACTATAAAGATGAAAGTCGAGAGCGCAATAATGAGATTAGAGAATCTGTCGAAGCACTTCATAGTTTAGTGTGGCGTGTCGGAGGCGCAGCAATACTCTTTTTATTAGGAGTACTTGTGTCAGGAGTAATTCAATGACAGTTTATGAAAAAAGAGGTATGTGGAAAGTAGCTGGTTCTTCTAAAAAGTATGCAACTAGACAAGAAGCCGAAGCAGCCGCAGGCCTTACACATTATGAAGCAAAAGAAGCATTTTTTGAGAGCTTCGAAGAGGAAGAGGTAGATGGAAATATCGAGGAAGAGCCTGATAACGAACAGGGTCTTGAAGAGTGGGAACTTTTTAAAGGTTCCGATTGAAGCATATCTTGAACTTCTTGGAATAGAACCAATACCCTCTCAAATCGGAATTATTAATGCCCTAAATGATTCAAAGTATCGTTTCGTAGTCGGTGCCCTATCAAGACGGCAGGGCAAGACCTACATTGGGAATATTATAGCACAATGTGTTGCGCTAGTTCCCGGATGTCACGTTCTTATCGTGTCTCCTAACTACAATCTGTCGAATATTAGTTTTGATTTACAGCGTAATCTTATTCGTCAGTTTGATTTGGAGATTATTAAGGACAATGCCAAAGATCGGGTAATTGAACTGTCCAACGGATCAACAATCCGACTAGGCTCGGTGAATCAAATTGATTCAGTTGTAGGACGTTCTTATGATTTCGTACTCTTTGATGAGGCTGCTCTCGCTGACGGAGAGACTGCTTTTAATGTGGCTATTCGACCAACCATGGACAAACCTGGAAGCAAAGCTCTTTTTATCTCGACTCCTCGTGGTCGGAATAATTGGTTTAGCAAGTTCTTCAACCGTGGTTACAACGATGAGTTTCCTGAGTGGGTTTCAATAAAAGCTACTTGGCACGATAATCCGAGGGCTTCTCCAGAAGACATTGAAGAAGCCCGCCGATCCATGTCGGAAGCCGAATTCAAACAGGAATATGAAGCTGACTTCAACATTTTTGAAGGTCAGATCTGGAACTTTAATTATGAAGATTGTGTCCAAGATCTTGAGTCTATGGATACTCGCGGTATGGATATTATCTCCGGTTTGGACGTCGGCTTTAAAGATCCCACAGCTTTTTGTGTTATCGCCTATGACGGAGAGAAGTTTTACATTCTCGAAGAGTATTACGCAGCCGAACGAACTACGGAAGAACACGCAGGATACCTTAGCGAGATAATGGAGAGACGAGATGTGGATTATTGCTTTATTGACGCCGCCGCTGCACAGACTCGTTATGACCTTGCTCAGAACTACGATATTACTACAACGAATGCGAAAAAGTCCGTTTTGGATGGGATTGGAATGGTGGCGTCTCTCGTAGATAATGACAAGCTCATCGTCGATCAAAGGTGCACAGAAGTTCTTCGATGCCTTGACCAGTATCGCTGGGACCCCAACCCAAATCTAATGCGAGAAAAGCCCTTGCATGATAGCTCTAGTCACATGGCTGACGCACTACGTTACGCTCTCTATAGTTTTGAGCAGAGTGCTCCGACATTTTAAAGACCTAGGAAAAAATAATTCTTGACTTTTTCCTCCCAGATGGTTATAATGTGAAAAATGCTAAAAAGAGATAAGATAAAATATATTCGTGATCGTGCTAAAGCAAGATACGAAAAAGGAACAGAATGTAGAATTTGCGGAAGTAAGATAAAACTTGACTTCCATCACTTTTATACACTTACACCCTTGTTAGAAAAGTGGCTCTCAGAAAAAGTTAAACTGAGGCCCGAGCATTACACGGACGAGTATATTACAATTTGGAGAGATGAGTTTATAGACGATAATTGGGCAGAGATGTACGAAGAAACAGTTACTATCTGTCATGACCATCATCTTCAACTTCATTCCATA